GACAATGCTCCAAAAGATACGCCGGATCATGCTGCCAACATGCTGTTAAGGGTGCAGGGTGTCTATGATATCCTTGTCTCCGATTCTTTTACTGCAGCACAAAAGAACGAAGCATTAAAACAGATCGTGGACAAAATTGTCTACAACCGAGAACAAGATTCTCTGAAAATCTATTATTTCTTATATCAGTAAAATACCCGCAAACCACTGTAAAATAAGGGCTTGCGGGTTCTTTATACGTTGTAGCAAAAAGGTTGACACAGTGGGGCTCAAAGACCTTAGGTGATCAAGGCTATACTCCCATCCAAATTCTGCGTTACTACTACGGTGATGACATGTATATTAACACTGCCAGTGCAATTTCCGGTATTCCATCGTCCTGGCCGGGTTACGACTTAAGTATTGGTTCCACCGGTGACAAGGTGCGCCAGATGCAGGAGCAACTCCTTGTTATATCTGATGCCTATCCAGCAATTCCTAAGATTGATGCAGATGGAATCTTCGGTCCTGCCACTGAAGCTGCTGTACGAAAATTTCAGTTAATCTTCGGTCTTCCAGTGACTGGAATTGTTGATTATAAAACATGGTATAAAATCTCAGAAATATATGTTGGAGTATCTAGAATTGCAGAATTAAATTAGCTTAGATGGCTAAATACATCACCAAAGAATAAAATATATTGAGATGACTTAGGATTGCGGAGGTGCGCAGTAGAAGTATGTCATGCAATTGCATGACGCGCATCTCGCAGCAAGAATGCCGAGGCATTCTTGAAAGTTGTTTCATATGCAGGGAGGAATGAATATGAGATTTTTATGGGAAATGACAGGAAAAATATTTGGAGCGGAAGCACAGGACGGAACATTTTTATCAGCAAATGTATTGCTGTGGAGTGTTATAACATTTATAGTTGGAATA